CGCGAGATCCTGCGCGTCCTCGGGCGAGGCCAGGCAAAACCGCGTCTCGCTGGTCGTCTCATGGACGTTCCAGCGAACCCTAGTGGGATGCGTCAGGTCGTCCATCTGCCGTCCATGCGAAAAGGAAGAAGTCTTCGCGCGCACGGCCGAATTGCGCCAGGACGGCCTCGGGGGTGAACCCCAAACTCATGAGCCAGCGGAGCGCCGCCTCGTTCACCGCCATGGGGCGGGCTTCGACACGGTGGAACCCGGCGCTGGCCAACTGCGGCAACATAAACCGACTGACGAAGCGTGTCACCTCCAGGCCCACGTCAGGCCACCGATCGGTCCCCAGGGACCAGAGCGCGCCGAAACCGGGCCAGATCGGGAGGAAGCCGCCGACCACCTGGGCGACACCGTCCACGCTGCGCGCCTCCCACTTGGGGCCGGGGCGGCCGAAGATGTCGGCGGCCAGGTCGGCGGGCTCGATACCGGGCTCCAGGATGGTCGCGCGCAGCTCCGCCTCGTCGGGAGCGCGGAGCCGCTCCAGGACGCTGGTGACGCCGTCGAGGGTCGCGTCCGAGATCACTCGTCCATCCCCTTGTCGTAGTGGATGACCAGCTTGCCCAGGGTGGCGGGACCGACCTCGTCGGTGCGGAGCCGGAGCGAGATGTGCGTCGAGCTGCCAGGCATGCGCGCCGCGCCGCCCATGAAGGTCGAGTTGGTGTAGACGCCGATCTCCAGTTCCGCGTCAGGGGCCGCCGGCTCCAGGGCGATGCTGACGTTCCAGGTGCCTTCGCACGCCGCGTCGAAGCCGCTGTAGTTCTTGTAGAGGCCGGGGGCGTCCAGGGCCAGGAACGGGGTGATCACCTCGGCCATGCAGTTGTCGTACTTGTCGAGGCCGCGCCCGCCGTAGCGGTAGAGCCAGCCGTCGTTGCCGCGCAGCACGACGTGCGGGTCCGCCACCACGCTGTCGACCACCCGGAAGCTGTCCCCGAAGGTGTCGAAGTCGAAGATCGACCAGGCCGTGACGGTCGGCTCCTGGAAGGTCGAAAGCACCAGGACGCGGTCCTGGAGGACCAGCCAGAGGCGGCCGGCGCGGGGCTGGAGCAGCGCACGGGCCTTGGCGAACCACTCGGTGCCGCGCTCCTGGATCAGGTGCTGGACCATCTTGTCGAGGGGCGTGCCGATGTCGGTCACGGTCGCCGTCTGGGCGATGTCCCTGGCGCGCAGGCTGCGGATGCCGAAGGACGACAGGTAGAGCACGTCGCCGGAGCCGTACTGGGTCAGCGTGTGGCGTGCGATGCACCCGGTCTGCCGCAGGAGCTGCTGGAAGGCGTTGGCGGTGTCGTCGGGGTCGAGCTTCCAGATCTGGGTGCTCAGGTCCGAGAAGATCGCCATGTTGCCGTAGTAGACCTCCAGGGCGACCAGGTTGGTGCTGTCGGCGTCCTGGGCGGACAGGTCGATGAAGCCCGCGCCGTTCGACACGTCGGTCGGCGCGGTCCACACCTTGGGATCGCCCACGGCCGAGAAGCGGAGGTAGCGCCCGTCCAGGGCGTACATCTTCGACCGATAGGTGCGGATGTAGTCGCTCGCGCCGAAGCCGGCGTCCGTCACCTGGACCTGGTCGAAGTAGCCGTAGGTGGCCCCGGTGCTGTCCTTCACGACCAGGAAGAACTTGCTGTCGAACAGATCCCAGTCGATCAGCTCCGCCAGGGTCTTCCCGGTCGGGTTCGGAATGCGGACGTAGCCCACCGTGTCACCGACCGGCTCCACGATGCCCGACGCGCCGGGGACGACGAGGTAGGTCTTCCCGTTGCGCGAGACCATGCCCAGCACGGGGTCGTCGCCCTGCCAGGAGCGCCAGGGCACGAAGGCCATGCGCTTCTCGATCTCCGCGCCTGGCGTGATGACCGCGTTCCGCAGAAGCCGGAGCGTGCCCGCCGGGGCCGTGACCGCCGACTTGCGGAGGTCCATGCCGGCCTTGAAGTCCTCGACGACGTAGTAGGCCACAGCTCACCCCTGGGTCATGGGGATGTAGTCGAGGTAGGGCGTCGGCAGCCCCGGTGCGTCGGATGCGCCGCCCTGGCCCATGGCGTAGACGGGGCGCTTGTTGGCCCCGGAGCGCGCCAGGAGCCGGCGGATGTAGCCCTGGGCCTTGTTCAGCTTCACCGCCGCGCCCTCGGACTTGTAGGTCGCGAGCAGCTCGGCCGCCGCGAACAGCACGATAGCCGTGCTGTCGATCAGGCACCTGTCGGTGTCCTTCACCAGCGGGTTCAGCGGAGCCTGGCCCTCCAGGCGGATCGTCACCGGCTGCGACGGCACCGGCCAGACCTCGATCTTGCCGCTGATCTCGGTCAGGCCCGTGTCAGCATCCACCCTGGCGACGTTCTTCCAGCGCCGGGGCGGCCAGGACTGGCCCGTCTCGCCCCCGTACTGGTTGTAGAGCTGCATGGGGATCCCGTAGTCCATGCGGAACCACTGGGGCGGCTGGCTGTACCAGATCGCCACCAGGTTCTCGAAGGGCATGCTCTCGGGGAAGTCGTAGTACCGCTGGCCCGGCAGGAGCGGCATGTCGACGTGGTAGTCCAGGTGCGGCCAGACGTACTGGTTCCACAGCTCGCGCTGGGTCCGCGCGAGCATGTTGTTGTGGATCTCGACCATGCCCAGCGTGTGGGCGGGCGTCATCGACTGGAAGGTCTCGGCCTTCAGGTCGGAGCGCAGCTCTGCCAGGGTGACGCCCAGGGGCATGTTAGACCTCCGCTGCCGGCGCGACCTTGCGGCTCGACGGGACCGGCTTCTTCTCGGGGTGGACGTTGGCCTCGGCGCTGCCCTCGCCGGGGAACTTCCCGTCCATCATGGGCTGCCGGCCAGGAAAGATCAGCTCGACCACCTCACCACCGTAGATGCCGGCCAGGCGGTCCTTCTCGCCGCGCGCGGTGGCGGGCTCGGAACGGACGAACTTGCAGTCGAAGACGCTGTCGACGCCATGGATGTACTGGAGAACCGCGACCTCTGGCCAGGACACGGGCCGGGTTGGTCCGCGCACAACGATGCTGCCGCTATCGCCGCCCAGCATGATCTTGCATTCGACGTAGTCCATGGAACCCTCCAGGAAATGGCGACGGGGGCGTTGGCCCCCGTCGCCCTTGAGAACCTACTTGATGTCGATGACCGCAGAGCAGGAGAACTGCGTGGCGACCATCTGCCCAGTCGAGGTGATCGACTTGTAGAGGACGAACTGGTTCGCGGGGCGGGCGGGGGTGTGATCCTTCCGCCACTCGTTCTCCATCTTCATGAGGAAGATGTGCTTCGGGTCGAACCAGTACAGGCGCTTGCTGAGGCCCAGGTCGTCCAGGGTGGGATCGTATTCGAAGTTGATCCCCATGAACGTGAGCCCGCCGACCGAGACATCCCGCGACCCGCTGAAGCCGGTCATCGAGTAGTTGCCGTTGGCGCGGACCTCGACCTCCATGGCCTCCAGGAACGCCGACCCGCACAGAGCCTTCGTCGGACGCCCGCCGTAGCGGACCATCTGGCGATACTCATGCTGGAGGGCGGTCAGGAGAGCGCCACCGTTGCTCGGGCTGGAGGTGATGGCATCGCCACCCCACTGCGCGAGCGCCGCCGTGCTGCCCACCTTGGCCCCGAAGGCCGCCGTGAGAGCCCGGTTCCGCCACCAGGGGTTGGTCGCGCGGTCGATGCCGCCGACCGTGCCCACGGACGGATCCTCGGAGATGAGGGCCGCCAGGCCGGCGAGGGCCTTGGCGTCGGCCGCGCCGTCACCGTAGGCGAGCGTGTTCATCGACCGGGCGTACTGCTCACCGAGTTCGAACAGCTTGTCCTCCAGCAGGCCGACGAGAACGGTCAGTTCGCGCTGGCTGTGGTTGGAGGTGTTCTCGCCGTTCGTGTCGACGACGGAGATGCCGTCGATCTTGAGTTCGGTGTGCGTCAGCGTCAGGCCGATGTGATGCTCGCGCCACATGTAGTTGGCGCGCTTGATGTTGGCCGGGGTGAAGAAGTTGACGGTGTCATTGTGCGTGTAGCCCTTGACCACGTCATTGCCCGACCCGTCGCCGAACGCACCATGGACAGCGAGGGAAATCGCACCCTTGCCACCCGGAAACGTCTTCTTCCGGCGCTCCAGCTTGTCCCAGAGGGGACGGT